TTTTTTATGTTGCGAATAATGACCAGACTTTTTCAATAACCAATCCTACAAAACCTATTCCGATGATACCTCTCCATTTAGTAGTACTATTTCTAAATTGAGAATTTAACTTTGTTTCAGCCCATAAACCCATGTGTGGATCAAATAAGTTTTCTTTCATAAACTTCAGAGATTCTTCGGTTTTTCCGTGGGCTTTTGACATCTCCGTTTTCATCTCATCTATATCTGACTTGATGTTATCTATTTTATTGTGTATTAACTCAAATTCTTTTCTATCAGCAGCGTTCATGTCTCATCCCAAAATAATTTTAACAAAAATAATATTAATATAAATACTAATAAACTTGAAACCCATTCCACTTGGTCGGGCGTTAATTCCATCACCTATAAATATATTCATTATTCCTTAATGATTAATATTTCGTGACTTTCTTTTGTTATTTTACCATCTTCTCTGTTTTTACCAATTCTTGTTTCGCCTTGACCAAAACTATACTTCCATTCAGGAAATACTTGTTTAAAATCCTTATAATATTCTCGTATTGTTTCACAATTATTATAGGATAACACAAAAGAACCCCTATGGTTATGTAGTAAATCTCTTAATAACTCGTGGTCAAAACTATTGTGATGAACAGCAAAGTTAGAGTTAGGGTATATTCCCTTAAACATTTTGTTGTCCTCATCCTTCTTCATATAATATGGTGGATCCAGATAAATCATATCATTAGGAAAGTTAGGTATTACTTCCTCAAATGATTTGTTTTCAACCTGTAAGTTAGGGCAACTGAAATCTCTTACCCTTTCTATCATCTTTGTGTATTTTTTCTTATCATTGTAGATTGAACTAAACCATCCCATAAACATAGGACCATAAGATAAGTTATGACTAAAGAAGTAGTAAGCTGCTCCAAGTAAATCTGAAATCTCTTTTGGTTCTCGTTTATAATATTCGGTAGGCCATTCTGTAAATAACTCTTGAACCCTTGACCATTGTTGTAGCTCTTCTTTTATTTCCTTGTAACTTTCTTTGTTACATTCCAAACTATTGAGAACCTCGTATATCTCTCGTGGATTATTTAACTGGTTCTTCCAATAGTTTGTTAAACACCAAAACACATCAAATCCTAGTACGGGTATACCCATCTCGGATGCCCACCTAACCTCTAATGAACCACCACCCATAAATGGACTAATGATTCTTTTTGGTTTTTGGAAAAATGGTAGGTGTTTGTTTATCTTATTGTAAGCTTTACTCTTACCACCAGCATATCTTATTGGTGTTTTCACTTCTTCTCCCAAATCCATATCGGCTCACAAAATCTCTTATCTTTGGTTTCTTTAGCAAGTTGTAGTGATTCTTCCGTATATTGCTTTGTATCTTTAGCAGTTCCAGCTCCACCACTATTAGGTCGTTTAGCCATCTCCATACCAATACAACCTTTGTATTCCATACCACCATAACTTTGAATAAAGTCATTCATCGGGTCACAAATCTTTGACCAAGCTTTCTTACCAGCAGATGGTGAATAAACATCTGAAATATTAATACATAACTTACCACCACTTCTTAAAGTCGGTAGCATATTGTCAAGTGCTTTCTGTAAGAACTGAGTGTTCCAATTATTAATGTCCTTGTATCTAACCCAACTTTGGTTGTCATCGTGACTATACCTTTCCACATTGAAATAAGGTGGCGATGTAAAGATAATGTCAAAGGTATCTTCATATCCATCATAGTAAAAGTCTTCAGCAGCCTCACAATAGAAATCAACCTTTTTCATCGTTTCAAACATCGTAAGTTGTCCTTCGTAGTAATCAGCTTGTTCTCTGTAAATTGGATGGTTCTCTTTACGAGGATCGACACCAACATACAACTCAGTATTCTGACTAGCAAAGAAACCAGCTAACCTATCTCCCCATCCCATTGAAAAGTCCATTATGTTCTTTGCTTTGAATAGGTCGTAAAGTGCTTTTGCTACATTTGGTTTAAACTGACTACAGATATACTTACGAAGTCCAATCATAACTCGTAATGCTGAACGGTCTATCTTATCTAGTTTTAGTGAATAAGCAGAACCCATTAGTGAAGTCATAAACTTTTGATTACCCCAAGTTCGTTTGGGACCTGGTGAAACTGAACCATCAACCGACCATCTATTTTCTTGTTGGAAATAGTTAGAAGCTTTATTACCGATATTGTTTCTAGCAAAATACCATTGTTTACCTTCATAATCTAACGACCAATCATAACCATCTTCACTTCTACCAAACCATTCGCCTTCTTTTAGAATATCATAAACCCAAGTTCCTTTTAACTTGTTGAAATCCTTACGACAATGTTCTTCTTCTATTTCAGCAGTTGGCATTGGATAGTCCATAGCAATAATAGCCAGAGATTCTTTTACATCTTCTTTATCAAATGTATCTTTGATATGAGTCCATTCTTTCTCGTCTATAGTAAGATATGGTTCTTGGTTCTTAAACTTGTTGAAATATTCTAAGTACATGGTTCAGTAACTTCATATCCTTGTTCTTCTAAGAACTTTTTAGCCCAATCGCGTATGTCTTTTTTTCTAACTCCACTTGGATGATTACCAGTCCAAAGTTCTAAATTTTCTATTCTATTATCATCTTTTATACCATTCCTGTGATGAACTGTTTCTTCTTTTGTTAGATACCTACCTAAAAACTTTTCCATAATATATTTATGTTCTAAATATCTAGGATGTCTTACCTTGTAAGGATTAGCTGCCATCCACTCAAAATCAACTCTAATATCTATCTCTATGTAACCTTGTTTAGTTTCATAAGCATCTTTAGGTTTTTGATTTATCCAACTAAAATGATATCCTAAATGTGCACCAGGTGTGCCTTCGGGTAAATATCCATGTTTCCACCCACCTCTATCTCTTTTTGGATTGAAATTTTTATTAATCACCAAATAAATCCTTAAAGTTAAGCAAAAAATGGGCGTGTCCGGCTTTATGTTCCACGAGTGGATGCACATACTCGGTTTTATTAGTATTGGCTTCAACACCCATTAATTATCTGACTCCCAATCTCCACTATGAAATCCTTCAGCAAAGTGTTTGGTTTTTTCTTCCTCATTATCAAAATAATGATATACTTCAACTTGGGTATTACATTTTTTATTGGAACAAGATAAGTTAGTTAAGATACCATCTCCATCTGTATCTAAATCTTCTATATCGTGGTCACCACCCCATATCAAATCACTTTTACAATGCCAACATTTCATCTTATTCAATCGAATCCATTATACCTTCTATCACATCTTTTGCTATTTTTGGATTAAAAGATATACCTTTTTTAGTAGGTAGGTATTCACCATCTTTTTCGTAAAATACTCGGACATCAATAAAGTCACTACCTTTGTATTCTTTATTTTGTATTCTGATAATTTCTTGACTATTTTTTATTATTTCTTTCATTTTATTCTCCAAATAACTCTTTAAATGCCTGATTGGCAGCTTTAGATTGTTCTGTTTTCTTTTTCTCTTCTTTAACCTTATCTACTTTAAGGTCGTGGTCACCTCTTGCCCATTGGTCATACTCAATCTTACTAGCCATCATATCAGCCTGATGTAGTATGTAAGCCAGATTAGTACTCAACTGATTATCCTTACTCCAATTCATATAGTAACCTTTGTTAGCTTCTTCATACAATCCATCTGCCAACCTCATACCAATGAACTCAGTTTCTGTCATTTTGACACCAAAATGTTGTAGTATCCAACAAGCTCTATCAGTAATTGTCATATAATCTATCTTTGGATTGTGTTTATATATCAACCCTTGATTTTTTCTATGCCAGTCTGAGTCATTCTCTATATAGTTGTCTTCTACAAGGTTTCCAACCTTACCTAAATCGTGATGAAGAGCAGCAAACAATAGTTCTTCTACGGTAAAGTTATCAATTGTAGCGCCGTTTTGTTCCCATAACTTGTAAATCTGATAAGAAAACTGTGTGATGTGTAGAACATGTTCCACATAACCACCTGGATGAGCATTATGAAAGTGTTCTCTACCACTAGCTGGCGCCAAACACATTCTTTCCTCAAAGAAGTCATACATCTCGTTTAATCTTTCCAGTCTTTCGCCTGAAAAGGTAGCATCTATCAGTTGTCTTAGGTTACCCCAATTATGTTGTATTTCTTCTGGTGTTAATTGTTTCATTACAATTCCTCATATTTTTTATTAGGTGTTGTTTTCATATTTTTAATATTCAAATATATACTCAATTTCTGAATTACTAAGTTCAAATATGTTTTTATGTATATAATTTTGTAAATAAGAATCATCAGATGTTTCCATAACCTTCATTACTAATTCTTTAATATAAAGATTTTGTCTGTTTGAAATTTTAGGAATCGGTAATTTCTGAAGATTTTCTTTAGCAATTTTATTAACACCACCAAATAATTTAATATTCAAATACGAATATAATTGAGAATTTAAAATACCCATAATAGTGTATATATCAAATCCAATTATATTAGGAATGATGATATTCGCACTATTAGTTGTTAAACTTTGAGTATCGTCTATGGCAATCTTAATATATTTGTTTATAGTCTTGTAAATAAGTTTTTGAGGTGCTCTATATATGTTATCAGGTGCAACTTGTTGTAAATTATTTCTATCAAAAACTATATGTTTTTTTGGTGGAAGTAGTTTATATTTAGTAACTTCCTTTCCACTATATATAAGTTCAGAATTATTAGTAGGATTATCTAATAACCTTTCTTTGTTATTACCGGTAACAACACCCAATCCAAAAATACTATTAGAAAGGTCGTGTCCTTGTATATCAGTAACCTTTTGGATTATGGTAACATCTTTTTGATTGAAATTAGTGATTACCGAGTTTTTCAATCCTTTAAAAATAGTTTTTGGTATTTTTGTAGACTTATTATCTATAAAAGTTAAATCACTATTATTTTTATCATTGGTGATCTCTAACATATATAAATCAGACATAACACCCGCAAATTTAGTTTTGTATTTTTTTATTTTATTTAAGTTAGTATTGTTTAAAATAAATTTTCTTATATCATAGTGTTTTTTTACATTAAGTATAGATTCGGGAAGTAAATATCTCATTATTCCTTTATCTTCTAAAAGTGTAAATCCAAATTCTATAAAATATGAAAAGCTTTCACCTGATATAACATGAGAAGAATTTATATTTTTTAAATTTAAATTGGCACCATATGGTGGATTTCCTATAAGATAATCAAATACAAGATGTTTATTTTTTGAATACCAATTAAAAAAATCATCACAAAAAATATTAGGATAATTACCATTTGGAAATTTAATAAAATAATTAAATTTAGCAATCATAATGGCAATCGGGTCATTATCAACACCAAAAATTTGGTGGGATGATGCGTTTGAATTAAACAAAAAAGAACCAGAACCACATGAAGGATCGAGCATCAGTTGATTTTTACTAAAATCTAAATCATTTACAAAATCTTTTGCTATTTTATAATCAGTATAAAATGAACCTCTCTCTAAGTTTTCTTTTTTAGAGTTAAGATACTGATATGTAGAACCTAATAAATCAAACTCATCGTAGGGAATGTTTTTAATTTTTACAATAGGAAACGAGTATTCAGATAAAAATTGTTTTAAATATGGATTTGTGTTTCCCCTTACCAATTCACATCCTATTGAAAATAAAATACTTTCTTTTGATTCTTTGGAATTTATGGTTGATTTTAAAAAATCATTAACTGATGTATTGGATATACAATGAGATGGAATTATATGTTGATTACTTAACCTATTCTCTTTTGTTTTATTTTGTATTGTTGTATTTTGTATTATCATTCTATGAAATATCCTTTACCATGTCATATACTTCTTCCCAAGTCAAGGTGTCTACTAAATTATTTTTAATATGCCACTCGATATTATTATGAGTAATACCAAATTGACCACTCTTACCATGTTCATCAAAACGACCATGTTTATCAGACCATACTGGTATATCAGATATATCTTCTCTATTCGATGTGAATATTTTAATACAATCTTCAAACAACATTACATATACTAATTCTGAAAAATGATCTCTTTTTACATTCTGTATATTTGATAAGAATTTTTTTATATAACAATCATCAAATGATATTAACCGATTCAATACATAGCTGTTATTGTTTGACATAATCTGTTCAAGTAGAGTATTATTTTTATTTTGCTTTTTCTTTAACAAAACCTTTGAACACTTTATTTCTACAAATTCACCATCCCCATTTTTAGCATCATTTTCATCTGTATCTGATACGGATAATCCTCTGATTTTTCTGATGATTGGCTCCATAAAAATTTCACCATAAACTCTTCCTTGAGCCGTAAATATGTTGTTTCTGAACTTTTCAACTTCTTTATTCATGTTATTTATTATATTTTTATTATTATTTTTGTATTCAAAAAATTGAGTGTTCATTATTTTTGTCCTTTTATTCATACCATAATATACACAGAATAAATAAAAGAGTCAAGCAATATTTACCAGAAAGTTTCAACTTCTAATAATTCTCTTACTTCATCGTTGACATATGTGTCTATAACCAGATGTATTCTATCTACATCACTATTGTTTTTGACGGCGTGTGGTGCTGTAACATCCACATAATAATAATGACCTTCTTCTAAATAGTTCTCTGTTTCTTTTCTACCTTCCCAAAGTGAAAAGTTAACCTGGTCATTAGTTCTGATAGGAACATGGATTCTAACTATGTTTCCATCTTCTAATCCAAAGTCCTTATCAATCTTATCAGAATGTTTTCCGATACTTGAGTTAGCTTTTATTTTCATAAACCTAACTCGTTCAAATGTTGATGGTATCTTTGCTAGTATATCATTGATTGGTTGGAATCCATCTTCTCCAACTAGCGAAGTATCCTGTAAAACAGCCTCTGTTTTTACCTTACTTTTTAAAACATTTGGCTTTAAGATATCCAATGGTGTAGGACCATATCCTCTCAAAGATATTGCTGTCCAATCATCACCCTTACTATATTTTGTTTTGACTTTAGAAAACTTTGTATTATCAATATAGTCTAGCACTTTATCAAAGTCAAATAAAGATGGTTCTATATCTAAATGTTTTATAACTCCTAGTTTAGGCAAATGTATTCTCCTTATATCTATACAATGGTTTTTGCTCTAACAGATAAACCTCACCTTTCACTTGGTTTGTTTTTCCCCATTCAATATCACTAACTTTAATGAAACCATTTTTTTTATAAAATTGTATAGCCCTATCATTATCAGACCTAACTGATAAAACAATATCTCTACCCTTATTGTATTCAACAAAGCGTTCAAAGATTCGCTTACTACTACCATCACCTTGATTCTTAGCAGCAATCTGATGTAGTATACAATCACCTTCTTGAGCTTCATATGGTACTTTGATATAAACTCCATTATCATCTTGCTCTATTAAACCAAGCTTTTGTTTTCTTTTATAATGGTTGTATGTAATCAAAACTTTCTCTTCCCATATCACATTATGAAACTCAATCATTGTTTCTATCTTATCTTTTCTAATATGTGGAAATGTATCTCCATATTGCTTGAATACATCCATTATCTCTTCTAAATTATCTAAGTCAGCGTGATTCATAATTTTATTATTTGATTTTCTGTAACTTTTAGTTTGTGTTTGTAACCATCATCGTTTTGCTCACATAAATAGAGTTCATCGATAATCTCAATTACTTTATAAGGTCCGTTTATTCCTACTCTAGCAATATGAACCCAATCCCCTACCTTTGCTTTTCTTTGTGATTCTCTTTCTTCAACCCACTCTTGTTCTTTACTCATTATTACCCCTTATGAAAAATAAATATTGGTTCATATTTTAATGTGACTCCATCTACATCTACTTTGTTTTTAACATTTGACTGGTCAACTCCGATCATTGACGCCATTAACATCTTTAATTTACCTTTATATTTACCACCAAGTGATTCTATAATATCAATAGAGTCTTGTTCTAGTGGATGAAAGTTATCACCATTTAACTTGATGTCAGCAATATTCCAAAGTAAATATCTATCACTTCTTAAACTTTCATAAGCATTTGTTAGTGTTGGTTTAAGAAAGTTATCTCTCCAATCTGAATACATTGGATATGACTTGAAAGATTGTTCATCATCTTCTGAATATTGTTCTCTATCAAAGTAAGGTGGCGAAGTAAATACCATATCCAACTTACCTTTGTATTGTTGAAAATCAGGATGGTCACCGACATGCTCAGAACCTAAACAGAAATAGTGATAGGTATTTTTCTGTTCTTCCCAAAATAGATTTGTTTCTAAACCATGTTCATTAAAGAAGTCAGCAACATACTCGTATCTTGACTTATCTATTTCATCTATCCAATTGTCTGTGTTCGGATCTGTTCCGATATAATGTATTCTTTTCTTGGAAGCCATAGCACCAAGTATTCTACCACCCCAACCACTTGACGGATCGTAAATGTTTAGTGGTTCATCTTGCTTGATGTGGTCTGTATATTTCTCATACAGCAATCTAGCAGTAAGTGGTGGAAAGTTGACGGCTGGTTGTGAGTTTAAACTCAAACGAAATATCTGAAAAGCTTTTGGAAACAACTTGGTGTGTATATCGTAAAACCTAATCATAAAGACATTAGTTTTATTATTACCACCTTTAGTTAATACATTATCAGTAAGGTCATCAACAGACAACTTAGCTTTTAATGTTGGACACCATAAGTTAGTAACCATCTCATCGGTAATCAATCCATCTTTGTAAGCCTGTTTGATTTCATCAGCAGTTATAGTTACATAATTTTTAAGGTATTTTTCTTGATGTGATTTAGAAATCCACAACCTATGATCCTTAAACTTTAATTTGTTTTCTTGATAATACTTTAACCACTCAACAGCAGTTTCGCCATTCCAATAAGGTAGTTTATTCTTTTCATTTTCTTTTCTATCTTTTGATAAAGACTTACTGAAACTATACATTGAATCTCTACGAAGTCCTCTTCTCATAGCTTTAAAAAATAAATCTTTATTTACATCCTCTTTGATTCTATCGTAAATAGAGTTAAGAGTTACATCACCCATATCTCCGATACGAGTTTTAAGCATAGTTGGAAAGAACTGATTAACACCATTAGCAAACTTATTAAAGTTTTTAATAACATTTCTTTGACCATCATCAGCTTTCTCTATGAAACCATGAATATCATATTCTCTTAGTTTCTTAAATGAACTGATGATTTGTTCAATAGATTGACCAACCATCGGAGGCGTTCCACGCTCATCCCAATCTTCTATAATATAATCACGAACTTCAGTAATCCATTCGTCAAGTTCTTTATCATCTTTTAAAAATAACTCGTGGTATGTGATATTAACTGCTGAATCTAATATACCACTTTTTTCATAGTAATATTTACTCACCTACTACCTCTGCTAATTTTGGTAAAGAACCAAGATGCCCCATCATTTTAAGATACGCTTCAGCATCTTTTTTATCTTTAGCAAGAAAGGTATAACCCTTATCACTTGTCCACTTCTTATAGTTAATAAACTGACCTTCAGTTTTCTTCATAGTATTTCTCCATTGTATCCTACTAATTTACGAATATTATTGTAACTTGTCAAGTACTTTCTTTTGAAATTCAACGATACCATCAGCTAAGTTTGCTTCCCAATCTTCGTGGGCTTGTTCGTCAGCACCATCGGTAATATACTTAAATGATATGAAAGGTATGCCGTAGTTGTAACATACTTTAGCAAGAGCGTATGCTTCCATATCTACAACCTCACCATAGTATTGTGATTTATCTTCCACGAAACAATCACCTGTTCCACAAGTAGCATTTCTACCTATTGGATTAAAGTCTATATTTTGTGGTTGTATTATAACAGGTGGATCCTGTTCAAATGGTGTCTCACCTCGTAGAAAACCAAGACCTGTAACATCCATATCTCGTTGTACAAACTTGGTACAATCAACAAGTGTTTTCTTTTTAATTTTACGACTACCAGCAGTTCCGTAATTGATTACAAGGTCTGGTTTAACATAATTATAATCTGTTAATCTATCTACCAATGTCATAGTAGCATTAATCTTACCCACTCCGGTGTATATAACATCCCAATCATCTAACTTACCTTGTGTTTCTACTTCAAGGGCTGATACTATTAGTATATTTTTTTCCATAACCGTATTACCTTCTATATGTTTTGGGATATATGGACACATTAAACAACCATGACCACAACAATATCCCCTTTTTGTTAAAAACTCTCGTGATAGCATTACTCGTGTGTTAAAACTATTTCGTGCTCATCTTCGTATGTTTTTAATATTCTTTTGACCAATGGATGTCGGACACAATCTTCTCTACTGAAAGCCATATGATTTACACCCTTGACATTTTGTAGCCTATTCCATACATCGTAGAAACCACTTTTCTCGTAGTTGGTTACACCATTAGTTTTATACTTATCACATTGTGACATATCACCTTGGATAATCATTTTACAATTCTCTGATATTCTTGTCATTAGTGTCTTTATCTGCATTGGTGATACGTTTTGAGCTTCATCTAAAATTACATAACAATTCTCTAAGTTAGTTCCTCTTAGAAAGTTTAAGACTCCAATCTCTATCTTATTATCTTGTATCATTTTACCAGCTCTAGCTTTACCAATAATCTTGTCTAAGATAGTAAAGGTAGATTCATTATATTGTTGTATCTTTGCTGATAATTCACCAGGTAGAAAACCTAACTTATCCTCATTACCAACATCAACCGTTGGATTGATAATAATAAGTTTATCATATGGTGTTCCTCTTCTTAGAACATCTTGTAGGGCTTTATATATTGAAACATAGGTCTTACCAGTTCCGGCAATACCGTGACACAAAACCAACTGAGTATTATCATCACTTATTATATCGTGGAATACTCTTTGATTTAATGTTTTGGGTTTAAAGTTATTTACTATTTTCGGAATGGCACCTATGTCGGACTTATAGGTTCGTTTAGCCATATTGGATTACACTCCTCACATTTATGTCAAAGTTATCTATTCTTGGAACATATTCTAAATCAACTAGAACTACATTCCCAACTATTTTATAACCAGCTTCTTTTGCTAACTTGTTTGTTGCTGATATTGTTCCACCACTAGCTAAAACATCATCTACAATGACTACCTCTCCACTACCTTCTGGTAGTTCTATTGAAGCTTTACCATATTCTAAATCATAGTCTATTGTATGAACATTATCACCAGGTGTTTTACCTTTCTTTCTAGCACATATAACACCACCACCAAAATACACAGCAAGTGCTGAAGCAAATATAAATCCTCTTGAATCTATACCAACCCAATATTTAGGATTTCTAACTCTTCTACCCATATCCACAACAGCTGACCTAAATGTATCTTCGTCTGCTAATAATGGTGAAAGGTCTTTAAAATTAACTCCCTCTATTGGAAAGTTTGGGTATTCTTTGATAAGGTCTTTATAACCATCCATTTACTTCACTCCATATTTTAGTTGTTTTTGGAAATACTTCTTTCATTTGCTCTAACATCACTTTAGCATATTCTTGGATTTCTATTTGTGATGTCTTTTCGTTTCTTAACTCAATAAAGTTCATTACTGCCTGAAATGATGCTGTCCAATATACTTCGGTGTATTGATTTAATGGTAAGATAATTCTAGCTTGTTCTTTAGCCATACCAGCTTTTACCATCTTATCATAAGTCATCCTAACTTTTCTCATCAAATCATTATAAGCGTCATCCATTCTTCTTTGTTGTAGGTCATCTAACACACCCTCTGATGCTTGTTTATTATCATCGGATTGTTTTCTCCAAACTGATGGTTCATAATAATCTTCAACTGGTACATACCGACCACTAATCTCATTCCAAGCGTGGTCTTTAGCTGAACTATTGGATGTTGTTTCTATACCAACTACATGTTTATACCATTGTCTCATTACAAACTCTGGTGCTTTAACATGAAATTGAACTTGTAAATGTCTGAATGGACTAAAATGTTTATATTTAGCAAGATACCGAACTAACCTTTCATCTGTCTTATCGTATACTTCTTTTCGTTTACCAAATGATACACGAGCAGAGTTAACTACGGTTAAGTCATCACCGAGTGAGTCAATAACTTCTATGAAACCTTTGTCTAAAACTTTATTTTTCACTTACCTTGACCTCTGTATCTTTTCTTTTTGAATCGTTTAGAACCTACTCTTGTGCTGAACTTAGTACCCCTACCTTGTCCTTGACTTGTTTTCTTTTTTCGTTTGGTGTCGCCATCATTACCAAATCCACCTCTAGCTTTTGCCATTATAACCTCTGTTGTTTATTTTCGTTTTTTAAAATTTAATATTGGAGGACCAACCCTCTGTTTTAATTGTAATAAAGATATTTTCACATCTTCTTCTGTTAGTTTGATTTCTGGTATAAGTGGTTTTTTCTTTTTCATTAACCTAATTTGTCTCCTATGTTATCGGTAAATTTTTCTGCTGAACTAGCAACCAGTGGTGTAACTGGTACATAATAATGTTCAGATCCTGTTAGATAATTTATAGCCTCACCTTTAATATCATCCAAACTAGCATCCCCATCTAAATTCTTAATGCGAGTCTGATACTCTTGTCCATCCGAACCTGATATCTGTACTTTCCAAGAATGATGATTACCACCTAATGTTATTTGTCTGACTTGTTTTATTGAACTACTTTGCGCTTGTGCTAATGTAAATAAATCAGCCATTGTTTTCCTCCGATGGTTTATCAATTAAATCTTCTTTTTTAGCAGCTTTTTCTTTTGCTATCTCAGCTTTAAAGTCTTTCTTTTTTCCACCACCATACTCATAAGCGTGACCTTCATTAATCAGTATATCATTAATACTAACTAATCCATCAGCTGACCTATCAACATTTTCTGATATCTCGTGACCGACAGCATCCGGTGATACAAAGATTTCACCAAGAACTCTACCGAATTTACCTGTACCATGAGATACAATCTTAAATACACCAGCTTCTAAAAGTTCTTTGTTACGAGCTTTAGCCAATAAACCTTTAGCTTTTTCGTCTAAATCTCTTGTTCTACTTTCCCAAGTATCGATACCCATATATCGAATTCTTTTTTTGATTTTCAAATCGAAACCTAAATCAATATAACAATCGATTGTATCTCCATCTAAAACTTTTACTAGAGTACCATTGTACTCAAATGATGCTGGTTTTTTAGCCATGATTTATCTCCAAAGACTCTTCTTGTTTATTAATTTACTACTATATTCCAAAAGCCTTCCACATTTTTTACAAGAAACAGGAGTTATTGATTCTGTATCAGAATACTCTAGCAGTTTCTCTTCAATGTAATCTTCAATCAATTCCCAATCAGTTTTATTCTTTACATTTAGTGTTTTGTGGTCGATGTCTTGGTCACAACAAGGCGTTGTTTCCTTGGTATCTTTTGGTTTCGGTCTATCTTTATACTTAAAATAATCTCTATCTAAAGGTTTGTTTGTTTTGGCTTTTGCCATTATTTACCTTTTCCTTTTGTTCGTTTAGCTTTCTTTAATGCTGCTTGTTTCTTTTTATGTCTAGCCAAAAGTATCTGTTCTTTTGTTCTTCTTTTTGGTTTCTTTTTTGGCACAACTTTTGTTGGTGGTAAAGTTCCAAATAACTTTGGTTGTTCTTTACCTTTGTGAAAAACATTACCATCTTTATCTACGAACTCAGCCATAAAATGCCATCCAGCAGGACGACCTGTTGCTTCTCTTTTCTTTTTTTCCTCATGTAGTTCAGGAAACTTAGTCATCATTTTGATATTTGTACATCTACTACAAGTTACACCTATAGCGTTATCACCTACTGAGATATAGTTCCCACATTGACACATCATATATCGGACTCCCTTTTCTTTATATGTTGGTTGTATTTGTTTCTTATTCATAACATTAATATACTTTAATATAACTATATAAGTCAAGCACTAAATAGCATAAGTTTCTACATCAATTATTTTCATACATACATAAAACTCTTCGCCGTTCCTAAGAACGGTATCGGCTAATCTCCACATGGATTTTAATTTATCGGGATTGTAACCTGATTGAACCGACACCGTTCCAAGAACGATATAACCACTACCATCTACATTGATGATATTTTTTTTCATCCAATCTTAACTGAATGTTTTTTGGGTTCGGTAGGTTCAATCTTAGGAATGGATATTGATAACATACCATCCTTAAAATTAGCACTAACATCTTCACCATCTAAATGGTCACCTAAATTAAAAGACCTCTTAAATGAAGAGTGTTTTAATTCTCTAGTTATACACTTAGCTCCATCATCTTCTAATCCGTGTTTATCACCTGAGATAGTTAGTACATTCTCTTCAACTTCTACTGAAACATTTTTCTTATCCAATCCTGGAATCTCAGCTACGATACCTATTTTGTCATCGTATTCATAGACATTCACTTTAGGGTAAGAACCTTTGTTGAAAGATACACCAACTTCTTCTTGAAAAGCTGGGAACTGCTTATTCATCAGTTCGTCAAATATCCTATCGAAAGGTGTTATAAATTCATCTCGGTTGAGATGTTGTGGATTTACTATTAATCTAGTCATTGTATTTCTCCTGTGTTATTCATTTGAACTAACAGTATCCTACTTTGTAGCGATACTCTACACATATAATACAACTTCTATACCAAAGTATTTATATTGACATAATGTCATATTTCTATGAACGATCTATGTCAGGATTAGTGTATTCATCTTTCCACCACTCACTATTTGGATTGGTTGAAGATGATGACCTTCTTTGATAAGCTTTATAAGTTTGTTCTGTCATTACTTTCCATAAATTGTCAAAGTCTTTTTCGCTTGTTAATCTTTTCCTACCCATAAAATACATTTTAGCACCTCTTTCTCCGAAACCAGCACCTATTTCACAAGTAGAATTAATATTATCATTCTTATCTACCAAAAGCCATTTCATAATCTTCTCCTATTCGTTATCTATAACATGAACTTTTACTGAATCTACTTTATGATGTCCGTGGTCATCCGTGTAGCCACCGTAAATAGTTATAGTTTTATTTACAAATTCTTCCCAAACAGCAAATACTATTTTAGCGTTACCATCTTCATCTGTCATTGATGCTGGATTGACCAAGCTTGTCCAATAACCGTTTATGTTATACATGTAGTCTGAATCCCATTGGATATGTTGTGACCACCCACACTCAGTAGATACATCTAAAACCGAGTAGGTTTGTGCTAGAGAGGCGTTAAATTCTAATTGATAGATACCATCGGATGATGGTAAAGTTGATGATATTTCAAACTCACAATTACAATCTTCTTCAGGAGAAAATATAGAGTCTGAGCAACCAGATACTAATAATACAACTAAAAATAACCATTTCATTTACTATTCCTTTTCGTTTATTTGGGTGGGATCTATATCTTTCATTTTCATTATTTTTAATCTAGTTTCTTGCAACCAAGCAATCCACTCGTCAATTAAACCAATAATTTTAACTTTATCGACATCGTAATGTTCATTATCAAGAATTTTGTCTACCCAAGTCTTGACCATATTTAAATAGCCAGAGAGCCAAGTGGCAATTTCTTTCCTTTCGTCTGTCCATACACTCATCATTTACTCCTAAATTTAATACTAAATAGCGTTACAAGTCAAGCAGTTTTGTAAACTATTTTATAATTTATTTCATACGAAGTTGTTGTTACCCAACTCCAATCTAACGGCGTAAAACTTTGTGTTGCTGACTTTTCTATTTTCATTTCTTACCTATAAATATTAAAGAGTGTACTCTAACCCTATCTTAGCTTGATAGTTTGATTCACCCTTTATTTGAGTAACTTCACCTACATTATACAATCTAAGTTTTTCTGTGAGTCTGTAACTAACCTTAAACTTATCTTCAAATTCAAAATCTGAATTAGGTGGTAGGTATCCATCAAAGGAAACTTCAACATCTACCTTATCCCAATAAGTTTTTTTCTTGCTTGTTCCAACTGATATGAATGTTTCATAAGCATTTAACTTATCAGTTGTTGAACGAGTTGTGAAACCAAAACTAATGTCTTTCCAACCCTTTCTCCAATCTACTTTAGCATACTTAACATTATCACTTTGTTTGTTAAAGTATTCTGGTTTGATATATAAAAATTTATCTACCTTAAACCAAACTTGGTCGTCTAAATACTTACTACCAAGTTCTCTTTCCCATTGACGATTGATATAATAGTTCTCGTGACTAATACCGATGCTAACTTCATAATCATTTGGGTTAGGTTGCACATTAGCATCCCTAATAGCAAATGAACCAAATAACATCATGCCTGCTAAT